CATCCACTGTTCAAAAGCTTCAAGAAAGCACAGACGGAACAGCTCCAGCTCTTGATCCATCTGGATGGAACGGAGCGAGGAATCCCTCCTGGCAAGCAAACGGAGATCCTGGAGCTGGTGGTACACGGTAGCTTCGGTCATGGTGACGAAGGTGATGGTGTGCAAAGCAGCTAAAAGCTGCATCTAGGGTTGTTCCCTGGAGGCAACTATCAAGCTTGCAGGTATTAATTACTACATCGGGTTCCTCAAATTAAGTACAACCCTGTGTACATAACCAAGCAAAACTATTTCTACGGTTATCCACAGTTTCTGCCGAAAAAATCTGGACCCCTACAAGTCATCTGGCATGTCAGGGGAGAACGACTGCAGCGCAAGGGATTTGAGAGGGAATACAGGGGTATTGTAGTCTAAAATAGGTGTTAATACGCTGACAGGTGCGTATATTGTAGAAGTAGTGTGGTATAGGGGCCCAAAGACCCCTATTGGTCACGACTCAACGTCGTCCCACTGTGTTGCCCACCAATCCTCCGTTGCTTGTTCATCTTCAGTGATGTATTCAGCAACGTAGTCAGTAAGCTGTTGTTCAATTTGCAAAGGTGTAAACACTGGGATAACCCCAAACAACACCACCACTGGAACTATCTCTTACGATTTCGCAAACACAACGCTCGCATCAGTGTCCTCTTAAGATAAAAACGTAGCAGGGGTTACAGCCCCTTTCTTTTTTTCCTTTCGCCCCCTTCTGCTCACTGTGTTCGCTTGATTGCTACCGCAAATTTACCCCCAAAAAGACCTTTTTAATGGTCAATTAGGGGAAAATAACGTGTTCATAGCGCTTAAAATCAGTTATATAGAAGTAATTTGGCAAAATGCCCGTATCTCCCGCAGATTTTGCTCTTTGGGCACGTGCTACCGGCAATAAATATCCAGAAACTGCAGAAGAAAAGTTTGCAGCTGCTCCTCATGCATATGATTACGTTAAAAACGTAGGTAGAGCAAGCGCAAATGCACCTGGACCACGCGTTGGCGGCAATATTTTGTATGAACACCCAGCGTCAATTCAAAATAATGCTCCAAACTCCCTTTTTAATGCTCCAGTAACACCAGACAATCGCGCTTCTAAAGTTGCTGGCACTTTAGATGCTTCGTTAACTTCGGAACATTTTCAAAATGAAGAAGAAAATGAGGCTGCCGAACATCATCAACAATATTCGCTGCTAAACACAGTTGGTAAAGCGGCTTTAGCTGCTGGTGCGGTTGCTGCAGGTCTTGCTGTTGCACGTACACCTGGCGGTCAACAAGCATTTAATACGGCCAATACTGTTTTAAAAGAAAATACTCAAAATATTAGTGAACGCGCTTCTGGCTTTCTAAACGGGTTAGGGGTCGGTCGTAATTCCGATCCAGACGTTATTCGTAATTCTGGTGACATTACGCCTCCCACAACAGGCCAACGTTACAATCAACAAGATGTTCCTGCTGCAACACAACAAATTCAAGTTGCAAAAGGCGCCCCCACTGGATCTGCGCTAGAAGCCACACTTCCAGCAACTTCTAACTCTTATTCAGTTAAACCAGTTACCGAAAGCGATTTAATTACTTCTAGCCAAACTTTTGGTCCACGTTCTGAATACGAAAGGGGTTCTGCTGCTTTACGTTCTCTTGAACATGAAGCACCTTCATCTGAAGCCGTCAGGTCTGCAAGAATTGAAAGCGCTAAACAAGATCTGCTTTCTGCTGCACGTCGTGGCCGCGAAGATTACCAAATGGAGCTCCCTGGCGTTAATCCAACATTAATGGCACTGCGTTCCAGGGAAACAGGTATTACTCCTGACTACCTTAAAGATGCAGGAATCTACCAATCTCCTGAAACAGTAAATACCATCAGTCCTTCTACAGAACAATATTCATTACTCAGTCAAACACCAGATCCTTGGACTGGTAAATACACCCCAACAGCACAGCAATTAGATCTTGGCGAACAAACGTCGCGGTTGATGCCAGAAATTGCATCCAAAACCACTACATTTACTGGAGCAGAGCCAATTCTTTATCCTGTTCGTCACGAACAAATTGCTGCTCCCAAATTAGGAGGCAAAAGTTTAGTCCGGACCGGCGGTGGTGAGCAGCCAGCAACAGTTCGTGTTGAGCGTCCTTTTGATCCAGGTGCCTTTGCCACTGCTGGTGCACGTGACGTAACCGGTGCGTTTTTAAAAGAACAAGTTCAAAAACTCCCTGGTGCACGTGATGTTGAGGCTGCTATTGCAACTCAACAGGCACAGGGTATTGCTCCCAGTGGTAGCTACTCTTCCCTTGTCAGTGGCGAACAGTATGAACCAGCTTGGGGCACATCCAGCATGATTGAACCCCGCATTGTTACTGCGGGGGGGCAAGGAACATCACAAAAATTAACACCAGAGCTGAGCGGCGCTGTGCAGCGGCTCGGTGCTTTGAAAGGAACTGAGCAAGATCCTCGCGGCCTTACTTTCTTAAAACAAGTAACCAGCCTGCACGATATTACCCAAGATCCAGCACTTCTTGAAGCCGGTGCTCAAGGTGCGCTTCCAACCAACGTTACTCTTCCTGGCGGCGAAACGGTCCCCACAAAATCTTTCTTCAAACCGTTTGGTGCAGTAGGTGCGGGGGAAGGATCTAACTTGACACAAGTCCAAGCCCTTGAGGGGAACGTGATCGGTAAACAAGCCACTCTTGGTAATGTCAAGGCTGGGATCTTAAAACAGTTTGGTTTAGGCCCTACTGAAAAAATTACAAACCAAATGTTTAATGCGTTGCCACAATCACAACGAAAAACACTGGTAAACGCACATTCGGATCTTGTTGATGCTCAAACACGATTAAATGCAGCAAAAGAAAATCAAATTCTTTTCTCTATTCCTGAAAATGTTTTAGAAGGCACTAAGTCTGCTCCGGTTATTAGTCAATCCACAGGAGAAGTGGTTGGCATGACTGCCGTACCAGAAGAAAAAACCATTGCTACACCAGAGTTTTACAGGATGCGTGCAGCTGGTGGCGCAGGAAGACAGGAAGTTGGTGGCGTGGGCCGTCGTCGTGAAGCATTGACAGATTTAGGCTTAACTTCGGCACCAGGTTCACCTTCTGACGTGACGCCCGTTCTTTATAAACACGCGGACTCTGGAGAAATCCTGACTGCTGACGATATTTCATTGGCTGATATTGCGCACGGAACTGTGCGTCCTATTCGAGGTACAGCTGTCGAACCTCAGCGAATTATGGGTCGTGAAGGCCGGACCTTTAAAGGTATTGCAGCAAATGTTATTGATCCAGCTTCTTTTGATCCTGCACAACGTCAAGCTTTGGCCGAAGCTCATCCCGAACGTATTTCTCCAGAAGGACTAATTTACTCAAAACAATCCATGGAGCGTCCCATTGGCTATACAGAACCTACCCTGGGCACCAGATTTTCGACGCGGACCAAACCGGAACCCGGCAGTGCACGTGCTAAAAACGCTGAACTGTTAAAACAACGTGCTGAGACGATTCGCAACATTATGGGACATCAGCTGTAGTTACCTCTGTTAAATTAAGAGTAGCTAAGGAGCTGTCATGACATTTCTAGAACCTATTATTGCAGCTGTTGTTGGGGCAGGAGTTACTGCCTTTGTTGTGCGTTTTAATAAAACTAAAGCGGCCACAACGCTTGCCAAGTATGGACCTCTGGCTACAAAAGCGTATAACATTTTAGATCCGGTTCTTGATAAAAATATGAAGAACTGGAGCGGCTCTCAAGTTGACCAAGCTTTTACCGTGGTGACGGAAGTGCTTGCTGATGGCCAACTGAGCCCCGATGAAGTCAAACACGTGGCCACCCAACTGGCGGTGAATTGGTTACCAGCTAAAGCTGCAGATAAAGTCCGTCAATACGAGGCTTCTGAGAAGTTGCTGCCTCAAGTTGCAATAGCTGCTGCTGTTGCTGATCATGTTAACGGCTTGGCTAATAAGGCTTCTGTGTTTACTGCAGCTCGTAAACTTACTAAAAACTGATCATGGCTGAAGACAAGAACTGGATTCAAGGCGCCATTGAACACCCCGGCGCTTTTACAAAGAAAGCAGAAGAGCATGGCATGTCCACGTCAGAGTTTGCTGAGCATGTGACTGCTAATCCGGAAAAACATGACAAGACTACTGTGCGTCAGGCCAACCTAGCTAAAACTCTCAAAAAACTGCGTAAACACAGAGACGAGTGAGGTAATTAGGTGTTTAGACGCGACAATTCAAACCCTGATGACCAAGCCTTTCGGGATGGAAAACAAATCCATTCAGGAACTCTTGGACCATATGCGCCTGCAAATTCAGATCCAACTTCCTATAAAAATAAGTTTATTAGTGAATTAAGAAGTAACCCACCTTCTTATGACTTTTATTCTAAAGTTTTTTCAGCACAGGATGCACAACAGTCACAATCCAAAATAGACGCTTTAGGAGTCCAACCCAATTTTATTAATGCAGGCGATCAAACACTTGCTCAAGATTTTCTTATTAAATATCTTCAAGGTGGTCAGCGCGGCTTAGTTCCACGAGATGAAATGGTTACTCAGCAGACCATTGCAAATATCCAAAGTCAACAACCAGGACAGGGTATCGGGGATAGCAGAATTACTGCTGCTGATAAAATTAGATATCCCGGAGCAAGTGGAACGCAAACATCATGAGTATTTTAGAGCCAACTATGAAAGCTGTCCGCATGGCTGGCACTGCTCTGAGTAAGTATGCAACAGATCCTGCAACATTAAAAGCTCTTGGTACAAAAGTTGCTATAGATACAGCATTAGGAACTGCAGCATCACAAGCAGTGCCTTTTATTTTAGGACAAAAGCCAAGTATGGGACCAATGCAAGCAGCGTTGCATGCTGGAACACACTCCCTTATTAGCTCTCCTGTAGCAGGTGGAATGAAAGCCTTAGGTGTTCCTTCTATTGCAGCAGAAAGCGCGGGCAGTATTTTAGGCGGCGCTGGCGCACAAATTGTTTCACAGACTATTAATCAAGGGGTGCATGGAAGAAAGTATCCTGTTTCAGAAAGTGTTGTTCCTGAGGTACAACAACAATATCAAAATTCCGGACAGTTATACACTCAATTACAACAAATGGCTGCAGATCAAGAGCAACAACGTTACAACAATGAAATTAACTTAGCACGCGCCAAGAACTATCATCCTCCAGCAACAACTGTTGTTCATAAAAATCCTAGTGCAGATTTTGAAAATATGTTAAAAATGATGGCCCCAAAAGCTCGGTATTGAAAATGAATCCGAATATTGACACCAACTATTTAACAAATAGTTTGTCTCAAGCGCAACAGTTTATTAAACAAACTGTTGGCAAAATGCAAGAAAATATTGCACGCAAGCCTTGGGGCTCGTATCAAAGCGAATATGGTTCGGCAGGTCCGATAGCAAGTCAAGCTGTCAAGCGAATACCAACTACTACTGAAACAGGTATTAAATACACAACGCCGTCTGACGTAGCAGCGGCAGCTGGATTGGATGTCATGACCAACGCATCGCGGCGGGATCTTTGGCGCTACACAAATATGCATCGCCTCATGGGTGATGTAGGACAACACGTGGGCCCCAGGTTGGGCTTAGACTCTCCACTTGCCGGAGCCGCAGTTGCAGCAGCTGTTCCGGTTGCGTTGGGGATGATGAGTGGCCAAGTTGGACCTGTTACTGAAGGGTTGCGTCCAAAAGGCTATAAGGCTGTTGCACCTGTTTCCAAAGAAAAAGATCCTTCCGGACGCAAGACACGTTCTGTAGCATTAGAAACAGCATTGCGTTACGGCCTTGGACAACGCAGCCAGCTTTTACCGTATCAAGAGTTTAAACAAGAACGGCCTGACGTAGCGCCTTCTACGTTTGTACAATATCGTCGCTATCAATCAATGAAGCCAGAGGCAGGAAAAAATATTATTATTGATCCTGAGTCTCAATCTTTTTCTGCCCTTGGCGGCGCTATTCGCGGCACAGCGCTGGGCCTTAATGATCCAGAAATTCGGTTAAAGGGGGTTCCCATTACAGCCAGTGCAATTTTCGGTACGGCGGCGGGATTAGGCGCAATCAAAGCAGCGTCTTATGCACTTCAACCCAAGTTAAATTTAGAAGGACAATCTTTAGCAGATGTAGCAAATCGTCCTGTGCAAATAGGAGAAAAAATCGCAGAAAAATTAGGAAACTACACAGACCCTGCGCTTCTTGCAACGGGCGCCGTTACCGCAGCTGCTGTTAGTCATATAGCCAAAAAACTATTTCAAAAATCTGCAGAAAATCGAATTAAAAAAGAGAATCCTGTAGAATACCTAAAGCACAAGCATGGTTCTTTAGAACAAGCCAGTGCAGCTTTAGGACTCCCTGGTGCTCAAAGCTGGCAGCAACTCACTCCGCACATTAAGTAAGAACAATGGGACAAAGCTCTTCAAGTAGCTCACAGGCACCATCAGCCCCACTCCCCAGCTGGTCCGATAGTGTTAAATATAAACCAAGTCCTGATATTGGCCTACCGTCTTTTTTTGATATAAGTAAAAATTTTATTCCACCTAGCCAATACAAAGACCCCGGCATCAGTTGGGCAGATGCGCTTAATTACAAACCCTCTGGTCGTATGGCCGGAGATGTGCTTAGATACGGTCAAGATAACTCAGGTTTTAAATATCCTTACGATGGACAACCCGATAGGATGTCCGCGATCAATGGAAGTGTACAAAAACAAGGTGATTTAACTTTTGTTTATCCGCAGACATATCAGCCCTTTACAGTTGCAGGGCAACAAGGACTCTTTAGTCAGATTGCAGGAGTAGCAGCACCGTTTGCCTCGCTAATTCCAGGAGTTGGGCCCGCTATTTCAATGGGGCTAGGAGCAGCTAGTAAAATACTTTAAAGCTTATTCCTATTAAAATAACTACTAAGGGGCATTAATTATGAATCCGGAAGAGCTATCATTAGCTGGTAAACTTGTTCAATACGGTCTTCCCGCTATACTTTCAGCATATGGCGCAGGTTCTAAGGCAGCCAAGGAAGGACAAAATCCACTCCAAGTAGGAACTGCCGCTTTACTTGGCGGCGGACTCGGCCTTGGTCTTGGAGTTGGAGGTAGGAGTCTCGGACGCATGGCCGGATCTAAGTTATTTGGACAAGGTGCAGCCAATATTGCAGGTGCTGTCGGCGCTAACGTTCTTCCTTTGGCGGCCCCCGCAGTGGCCTCAGGTGTTACTGGATTGGCTGGCTCAACGGCCAATACAACCACTGGAGCAGCCGCAACGGTGCTACAGCAGCAACAGATGAAAATACAGGAATTGCAAGATAAACTCAATCAAACTTCTGCCTTGTCTAATTATTCTGCTGGCCTGGATCATCCCATGACAATGCAGGAACAGTTGACTGGTACACCCGCTGTTGCGCGTACAGGAGAAGTTCTAGAGCGCGGCCTTCAACGGAATCAGAACGTTCAAGATTGGTTAGCTTACCGTCCGCTTGTTTCGCAAGCGCAAAAAGACGAAATGGATCGCAATATGGCAGCAGCTCAAATTCGTCAAAATATTGCAACAAATGCTGCTTTACTTCAAGGCGGTGTCAGAACTGCTCAACAAATCGGCACTAACTTTGCTCAGCAACTTGGCGGCGCCATGAGCGCACAGTATCAGTACCAATAAATGGCAAATTCTACGGACATGTCTTCATTCTGGAATCCTTCTCCAGGGGTGTTTGATCCGTCCTCGTGGAAAAATCAGTACGGCAGTGCTTCGATTGATCCATACAGTTGGAAAAATGCACAAGGCGTTACTCCTTTTACTGCCACAGGCTCGTATTCAAATCCAGTAGATATTTCAGGAATCTTTAATAATGCTACAGCTCTTCAGCAGTGGCAAGATGCTACAAGACCAAGTCGTTTACAAGAGGCACAACAGTTTGCTCAGGTGCAAGCCGACCTTTCTCGCCAACAAATGGCAGATGCGTTTCCTTTGTTGAGTGTTGCTAACGCTCAGGCAACAGCACGTAATCTGGCAGCAAGTGAGAAGTTTGCTTCTTTTAAACAAAGTCTTCCTACCACTGTTCAAGACATCATGGCGTCTAAACAGTCTCAACTTGCATCAGCCTCTGATGCGGTATACCGGCGTGCTTTAGGTATGGCCGCCCAAGCAGAGGCAGCCAGGAATTTTGCCAAAGGGTATGTCGGCAAAATGTTCCAGATGGCCTGACCTTTTGTTATACTATTAATCAAGGAAGTTTACTGCTATGGGATCCAAAGCACCGACAGTTACGTATACTAAGGCGCCGCCGCCCCCTGGGCCGCCAACTCCAGATCCATCGCAAGCACTGCAAACTCAAATTGCATTAAGCGAAGTCAGCAATGCACAGTCGCGGTTAAACATGACCCTTGGCGCTCAATTAGATCAGCAAAATAAAGCATTCTTTACAGCTCAAGATATCAGTCAAACACAAGCAGTTGGCGCTGAAACTCGTGCAACAATTGCGGCACAAGGTGTACAAGACCAAGCTGCCACTGCTGCCGCTGGTGAGCAAGCACGTTTAACATTGGCGCAACAGATTTCTGGACAACTGTCCCAAATTGGAGCCACTGGCGAACAGACACGTTTAACACAGGCAGAACAGATTGCTGGGCAGTTATCACAAATCGGCGCCACCGGGGCTCAAGAACGGCTGACACAAGGGCAGCTCCTTTCTGGACAGCTCCAGCAAATTGGAGCTACCGGTGAGCAACAGCGTTTGACTGCCGCCACGCAAGGTGAGCAACAACGCTTAACTGCTGTTACTCAAGGCGAGCAGCAGCGTTTAGGCATTGCTGCTTCTGGTGTTCAAGACCGTGCTACGGCTGAAACTCAGGGCGCACAAGCCCGATTAACACAGGCACAGCTGCTTTCCGGGCAACTGGAGCAAATTGGAGCCACTGGCGTTCAACAGCGCTTGACTACCGCCGTTCAAGGCGAACAGGCGCGTTTGACACAAGCACAACTCCTTGCTGGACAGCTGCGTCAAATCGGTGCCACTGGTAAGCAAGCACGTTTAACACAGGCACAATTGCTTGCGGGGCAGATGGAACAAATTGGAGCCACTGGCTACCAACAACGCCTTGGCTACGCTTCACAGGGTGAGCAAGCACGCTTGACGCAGGGGCAGTTACTTGCTGGACAGCTCCAGCAAATCGGAGCCACCGGTGAGCAACAGCGTTTAACCAGTGCAACGCAAGGTGAACAACAACGGCTTACTATTGCTACTCAAGGCGAACAGCAACGTAAAACTGACTTGCAACAGATTACGCAACGTAATTATGAAGCAACACGTAATCGTGATTGGGCCACTGCAGCATATCGAGCATGAGCGACTGGATACAGTCTCTAACTGAAAAAGACCGCGAATCTTTTTTTGCTTTTTGCAAACAAATTAGCTCACCAATACAGATGTACCTGTATGCGCGGTTTCTTGGGTTTGTTGGTTCCATTGTGGAGTGCGACGAGTGGGCTAAAAAAGAATATAAAAAACGTAACTTTAATGCGATTCTGGAAATGGAAATTGATTCCATGCAGCAAGATATTTCCAAGCTTCGTGATGCTATTGATCTTGGCATGATTAAACAGGATATGGGAGCTGCGCGTATTGCTATGCTTCAGAAAGAACTACGCGGTTCTATTAAACAGCTGAATGACGAGAAGCACCTAACTGACAAACAAGGTTTAATTCTTGCTGGCGCCGACAGGGCCCTTAGAGAAATGCTTTTGATTTTCCGCGACGATCCGATTGAAGGCCCACTCCAAGAAGCCTCTATGGGCGTGTGGACAAAAATCTTGCAAGAAGAATCGTAGGGTTTAGTGCGCTAAGGTAAGCGCATGGCAGGTACCAGTCTTTATTCCGTTTACCGAAGAACAGCCCGTGCTGCAGCAAAACAGCAGATTGTTAAAAAATCTACGGGGGTTGATATCGAAAGAGCCCGCACTGATTTTGCTTATTTTTGTGATGTTGTTGGAGATAAACCTCCTGCTACACATCATAAAGAGTGGCATCGTTACCTCTGTACTGACGCAGACACTGAATGCTTAGTTGGGATAGGTGGACCCAACATTGATATTTTGGCTCCACGGGGGTCAGCAAAATCCACTGTTCTTGGGTTGTATACTGCGTGGTCAATCGGTGTACACGCTCTTCATAAAAAACCTTTAAAAATACTTTATATTTCTTACACGGTTGATGTTGCGCGCCCCAAAAGTGCTGCTATTAAACGCATTATTGAAGAAAGTAAAACCTATAGAGAAATTTTTCCAACTGTAAGGGTTGCCAAAGGCATTAATTCTAATGAGTATTGGAGTATTGATTGGAAATTTGCAGGTATTAAATCTACTGGTGAGGAAGAATTTACCATTTGTTGTGCTGGCCTTAAAGGTGCTGTGACTTCAAAACGAAGCCATTTATGTATACTGGATGACGTAGTAAAAAGCGCGGACGATATTAAAAATAGAGACATTCGTCAAATGATGGAAGATAACTGGAACTCAGTTATTGTTCCTACCATGTTTGAAGGTGGGAGAGCCATTTGCCTGGGAACCAGGTTCCGTCATGATGATATTCACAGCACCACATTTACTCCAGCAAATGATTGGATTCAGATTGTTCAGTCTTCTATTACAGTGGATGAGCAGGGCGATGAAGTTTCTTACTGGCCTGAAATGTGGTCACTTGAGTATCTTCAGGATCGCCGCCGCCAAGCTCCCGTTAGCTTCAGCTTTCAGTATCAAAATCAAGTTGTTCAAACCAGTGAATTATCAATTTCACCAGATTTAATAATTAAAGGTCAAATTTCTACTGACTTTGATAGTTTGGGTATTGGTGTTGATCTTTCTGCAGGAGTCAAAGAACGTAACGATTACACGGTCATGGTACTTGGTGGCCGATCTGGCGACAAAATTCATATCATTGACTGTAAACGTATTCGCGTTATGGGCAATTTAGAAAAATTAGAGTCTTTAATGGAGATGTGCTATGAGTGGGGCATTGTCCATAAAGACGGAAACAACTATTACCCTAGCGGAAGTCCTATTGATGTTTGGTCTGAAGCTGTTGCATATCAAGCTTCCCTAGAAGCAGATTTTAAACGAATTTGTTTGGGTGATCACGGACTTTACAACATTAATTGGCATGCCGTGAAAGGTTTTCGCGGGGACAAGGTTGCGCGGTTCAGGGGAATCATGGGTTTGTTTGAACAACGCAAAATTGTATTTAATAAATATCGTAGGTTTCAAGCCTTGACCGATGAAATTGTAAATTTTGGTGTCAGCTCTCATGATGACTGCGTTGATGCCCTTGTGTGGCTCTGCAATGGGCTGATGACGCGGGGTAAACTGCAGTTGGAGTATTGAGGGTAAAGTATTCTGGATTTAAACTAGAAAAACCACTCAACAATGTCCACCGGATACTACATCATCGAACTGGACCAGGATGCGTACGGTTCCGCCGTCGTACCTCTTCCCGACGAACTTTGCCACGACATGGGCCTTCTTCCTGGAGAACGGTTTGACGTTGAAGTGGAAGATGATGTGATTACTTTAAAAAGGTTACACGCCGGTCACGAGATTGAGGCATAATAGGTAAAGAGCTTTCAAGCGAATGTCCGAAACCAAAACCATTATTGACGATTTTATCAGGTCAGTCGTCGACAGGAATTCGGACGGTGGCGCCGACACGATGCTGTTGAACGCCCACCTATCCCAAATGAAGATGTTTGGGATTCGTCAAGGTGTTGAGTTTTACCCTCATCAGGACAATTTTGGCACGCAGCGTTTTGACTTTCTTCAGCAAGTCATTAAATTTAACAAATTAGACGCCAGGCTTGATTCTATTTGGGATCGGTTTTTGGCTTATGGAAAAGGCTTGTTCTACATCCGCCCAACCAACAAAACATACCGCCTTTACTGGTTTGACAAAGACTGCTATCGCACTTATTACACACCAGAAGGTGAACTAGAAGAAGTAGTAATCATTTATTCGTACAAAGTTAAAGCTAGTCGCGGTTTTGGTGGCGTCGGCCTTTCTACGGATAAGCGCTATATGCGGTTAAAAATTACGGCCACAGAAATTGAAGAGTGTCATAGCGAGCAAGAATTAAATTTTGATAATCCGGTTGAATTTGCTACCCTTAACAACACCAAAAAAACAATCAACACAATGGAGTTTATCCCATGTGTTGAAGTATTTAATAATCCGGATGCCTTTGGTACTGACGGTCATGGTGAGTTTGAGTGGATGGCTAACCAGATCATCGCTCATGATGAGATGGTTAAAAATATTCGCGCCAACCTTTCCTTTTTTGGCAACCCAACGCTGCTTTCTTCTAGACCTAAACAAGACATTATTGAAAAAACTGATGGAGATGTTTCACAACGACCGAGCATTTCTAGTCAATCGGGATTTCAATCAGAGTTTAATCTTTCCAGTTCTACGTATAAATCGGATAATGTAACGCGTCAAACCCCTGGGTATAACGGTAAACCAGGAACTGGAATGCGTGTTCCACGGGTTATTGCCAACCTGGAGCCAACAGATCGTGTTGGCTTCATTACACCCAACGCTGTTAGTGCGGATCAAGCTCGGTATGCCGAACAACTTCGTAGTGAAATCAGGCTTGCTCTAGGCGGTATCGACGACCTTAGTATTACTAACGTAACCGCTACGGAGATTAAATCAGCTTATGGACGGGTAAGTGCAACAGCCAAGAAAAAATGCTTACAACTTTATACCTATGGTGTTTGTAAGTGTTTTGAGCTCATGGTCTTCCAGGAGGAGCAGATATTCCGCAAATCGCTTGCTTATGCTTCCGGAATTAAATATCCAAATCCTCCTGAAGATCCAAATGATTCTGCTCAATCAGATAAATATGAAAAACAAAAAGCAACGTATGAAAAGAAACTGCAAAAGGCCATTGATACTGCAATGCAAACAAAACAGGTTCCACCAGGGGTTCTCGGATTAGCTCCAGACGGGGATAGGACCGTGAATTGGCGCTGGATGGGACCCGTCTATGAAGATACGACACAAGACAAACTTAATCAATCAATCTTTACTAGAAACCTCCAGGAGTTAGGTGTTGATAGCATAGAAGCACTGAAGTATTTGTTCCCTTCAAAAACGGACGACGAAGTTGCTGGCATGCTCAGCGGATTCCCGTTCCGAATGGTGGGAGAAGTACAGAGGGCAATGGCCACATTTATTGATCTCGTAAATCAAGAAATGAGGACTCCCCATCCGCAGCAACCGAACTTACCGATGGCTGCGGACCCGAGACTTGATCTCACCCCCTTCCTTTACCGAACTCTCGAAAGCCTACAAAAAGAGGTAACCTATGCAGGC